CTTCTTACACTTATGTTAATTAAGTGTAGAATGACTTTTGTGAGCGGATCTCCCATAAGGATACCCGTTCGCATCGTCACGCGATTCCAATTGTTTCCGATTGGTATACCGCGCGTCGACAGTAGACCTTCTGCGAAGAAGTCCACTGTCCTTTCTGAAAAACATGTCATAAAGACTATGTTCTTCAGGCAAAGTGGTATACCGCATGCGGTTAACCACTTTTTAGCGATTCTGTAGGCTATATTATGATCTACAGCATCGGTAGCCGTTTTATAGTCAGTCATTAGACAATAAACGGTCTCATAGGTCACCCTTTCCTCGCGGATTCCGGGACCTAAGTCAATATCTACTTCAGAACGTTTCTCCGCTCTAAAGAAGATATCTCTCCATTCGTTTGACATACGTTTGAAGAGATTCCAGCCATGAGCAGATTTGCTCATGCCTGACTCACTGCTTTCTATCTTCGTAAGAGGATATGAGCATATCTTATTTACAAGGTCGAGTACGACCTTTAAATAAGCACTGGCCTTGGTAACCGTTCTCGATTTCCCAGGCTCTTCTACCATCACTACTACAGCTCGCTGCAGTTCAGATGGTTGCATTCTGAGAATTCTATTGTAGCATTCCCAGAATACATATTCACCTACTGTTTCTTCAGAGTAACTCCTAAGAACAGTGGGTGTACCGGCATCAAGATCCCATTCTTGGGTCTTTTTACCGTGTTGTCCAAACCATACAAGTTCTTGTATGGCTTGGAATGTTCCCCCCTCCTGTGTGTTTTTCTCTAAACAGGAGGATGAGGATATCGTTATTCTGGCCTTCGTTTGGAGGCCAGAGAACGTGCCATCAGGTACGGATTTTATGATCTCGTCCATGATGGTATCAATTACCAGACCCGATACTTTTGGTAGCGGTTCTGGTGCTTTAGATATAAGATCGATGAACTCGGTCTTAGATCTTAATGACACGATTGCTGGGGGTTTCCCGCAGCCTCGTGTTTGTGCAAGCATCCCGAATATATATTCTTTATGCATGCCTTCCGTCATTTCTGCAAGTTCATAGAACTTCAGAAATGACCTTAACCAAGCAGGTACTATTTGAAACCCCTTGGTTATTTCTCCTGTTTCCCTGACTCTTGTCAGCTCTACGGAGTGTTGAAGAAGGTATTCGCTTAGCATGTTGTTAAGTGACATCCTCTTAAAAGTTTTCCGGACTCTTTTGAGTTCCTGAAACCTTAATACAAGATTCTGTGATTTCTCCGTTAAGGGATTATCAAAGAATTCGTCGCACAATAGTTCAGAAATTGATGCTAATGTGTGAAGATCAAATATCTCCCAATCCCACTTGATATATGGTGCTGAGAGAAATTTCTGAATGAAGATACCGTCACAGGTTATCAGCATTTCAGTAAAACGGACTGACCTTGTCTTTAGACTTGGTAGTCTTCTTTCGCTGAACATTTGTTCAGCGAACCCTTCTTCCCATGCAGGGTCGTCCCTGCAATGGAAGAAGGCTTTTATCCTTTTTATCAGTTGTTTTCCGAACCGATAATGAGGATCTTTGGTGTCTTTGACTATTTTTAGTAGTCTAAGACCCCAATACGTCCTGTTAAGAAGAAAATCAATCTTCATATCAGGATCTGGCAATTCATGGAAACGTATTTTGTTTCTAGGAATTGTCCTCCCATACTTTTCAAAGTTAAAGTAATGGGCTGGTAATGGGTCTGTCAATCTTTTGACATCCCCCCACCAAACGAGAACTTTCGGAACTTCAATGTTCCGTTGTTCCGCGAGAAACCTTCCTGCTAATACCAGAAAAGGGTCCTCATATCTGATTTTTACGGGTTTCCGTTTAAAATCAGGCTCTTCCGGATGGAATGATTCATCATTCATATCCGGTTCTACATCATTGGGGAGCGTTTGCTCCGCAATAATGTCACCAATGACACTGAGGTTTGTTACTTCACGTGTTTTGATGTTTGATCTGTACAGTGGGAAATTTTCCCCGAGTACGACCTTTCTGGTTTCGAAGTCTTCTAGACTTCTATTACCAGTGTGACATACAAACATTGCACTTGGCACTTGTTTGCATGACAAGTAATGCGTCCCTACTGTGTATGGTCTCATTACTTCAGGAATTGCATTTCCT